CTGGTTTCTGGGCTACTACGGCCCCATTTCAACCGTTCCCCAAACATTCGAAGGCCCCGAGGTTCTGATAACAGCGCACGGAAAGCGCCTGGTGTACTAGTGCCAACCTACGTCACGTATACGGACGTCACGATTTTTCAGCGCGACTTCATGCCGTCGTCCGCCGACGGCGTTTTCCCGCGGCTGATCGAACGCGCGGCGCGAATTGCGACCTCGTATATCGACATGCGGCTTGCCACGCGTTACACCGTTCCGTTCACCGCTCCATACCCCGAGATCATCGTGACGATCTCGGACCTTTTGACCAAGTGTGCCGTGGCCGCACTACAAGCACGGCGCGCCGTCGTGTTTCCGAAGGCCGGGAAAGGCACCCGTGGGGGCACCGACGAGTGCGCTTTGGGGCGTGAAATGCTGGACGAGCTGGCCGAAGGCGACGCCATTATTCCAGGCCTCACCTTAAGTGCGACGGGCTTCCACACGCGCGATGGGTACGTGCCAATTTTCGACGTCGATAGTTCTGTGAATCACAGGCCCGACTCGGAACTATTGCGGAAAATCTCTCGGGAGCGCCGTTAACGTGGCCTTCGCCGAAATCAGAATTGATACCGACCAGGCGGCCAAGGACCTGACTACGATGGCGCGTGCGTTGAAGATCGCGGGACCCGCACAGCTTCGTAAGCCCTTGGCCCACTGGGGCGGATACATGTTGGTGCGGACCGATTTGCTATTCGCGACCGGATCACGAGATGGGGTGCGCTGGCCGCGATTGAAGGAATCGACCAAGGCCTCGCGTCGTGCCCGTGGGGTGAAGGGGGCCTCCCCCCTGGATGCAACCGGGGCCTTGCGTCGGTCCATCAAGACCGAAACCGTCATGGGTATTGGCGTCCCCGAGCAACGCGTGTTCTCGAACAACCGCCTTGCCGCGATTCACCAGGAAGGAGCACTTATTGGCCCGCGCACAATTCGCCCCAAGACGGCCAAAGCACTTCGCTTCGTGATCGGCGGGCAGGTGGTGTTCGCCCGGAAAGCGGACATAAAGTTTACCGAAATTCCCGCGCGCCCGATTGTCTTTATCTCGCGGCGTGACCGCGAAACCGCAACGCGCTACGTGCGCGAGCACGTGCAAACACTCATTCGCAGGGCGATCAAGGTATGAGCGGCGGTTACGCCCTAGAGTTCTCGGACCTGTTGATAGCGATGAAACAAGCCCTACTTGCACAAACGGCGCTCCCGTACTTGAACGACTGCCGAATTTACAACGGCCCGTGGTACTTGGGGCCGTGGAGCAATTACAGCGTCTACTTGCGCCCAATGGGCTCGCCAGAGGTCGTGATGGCCGAGGACGGCGGCGCGGGAGTCACGAAACACGCGATCCACGAGGTCGCGATCGAGGCGTGCATGTCCATCTCCAACCCAAGCGACGAGGATTCCGTTATTGGCCGGACTGGCGCGCGCATTGGCATCACCACCTTTGTCTCCCACCTGTGCGAGTTCTTGGAGAACAACACGCTGGGACTTGCGAACAACCAGCTCGAACACGGCGCGCCACCAACCTGCGAGTTCCCCGGTAACGCATACGGAGTTGTCGAAGCCGATACGGACATTTGGCTACAGGTCGCGCGCGGAATCTACCGCGCCCAAACCCGCGCTTTCTACAGGACCGGAACATATTCCTAGGAGGAAAAAGAAATGACTGTTGTATCTGGAAATCTCGTTGTCGGTAACGCAACCATCTTTGTCGGCGTCGACCTGGGGGCGATAAAAGACGGCATTATGATCACGCCGACGTACACGGTGTTCAACGTGGACATCGAGCAGGAATCGTTTCCATCGCGGTACTGGTACACGGACAAGCGATTCACAATCGAGTTCACATTGTGCGAGCCCACGTTGGAAAACATCAAGATCGCGTGGGACCTTTCAGGAGTTATCACTGGGACCAACCCGCGCGTGTTGGACATCGGCACATCGGCAGGAACGGACTTCGTTCCGACCCCGCGGATTATCATCGCGACGTCATTCACGCCGGGCGGCGTGGGGGGCACCTTGTTCACGCGGAGCGTCACGTTCCACAAGGCGCTGCTCGAAACGCCGGGAGCGACGACGTTTACCAAGCGCGCCGAAACATCCATGAAGACCACGTGGAACTGTGCCCTGGATACGGCTCAAACGCCGGATCGGGTCGGCATCTTTACCGACGCGACTGCCTAGCGATGGCAACAATTCTCGGCAAAACATATGCCGAGGAACGGGTGATCATCAACGAGCTGTCCGGGCTGCATCCGTATTTCGAGGTATGCCCGAACGCCATCGTGTTGGGCTCATGGTGGTTCGACATCATGACCGCGGCGGTTCTCATGTCGCGCTGTGTCTGGTTCCCCATGCAGTCGGTGATGGCGGGCACCTACACGGGCGGTATCGAGGTGCCAGCGAATCGGCTCGTGTGCGCTGGAAAGTTCATCGGAAAAACGGGGAATGTGTTCATCAAGTACACGATCGGTGGGCGGCCCGGGAATGAGTTGCAGGAGTTGGTGCGCGCGTTCATCAGGACACAGCTACGCCCGAACAACGCGGAACGCCTGATGGCCGCCGACAAGCTGGTGGAAATCTATCTCGAAGCCAAAGAGGCGTCGAGAAAGTACACCAAGGACTTCCAAGGAGCAGTTCAAGTCAACGCAGGGAGTTAATTATGTCGCGCACGGAAATCCAAGTGCTTCTAAACGAGCCGATCGTGGTGGTGATTGGGGACGAGGCCAATCCACGACGCGTAGAGATCAAGGAGCCGTCGAATCATGAGCTTGGCGAGTACCTGGCCCTGTTAAACGCCTCGGTGTTGCGGTTCGTCAAAGGAAACCTCCCGCTCATTCAGGCGGCACTTGCGGGTCAGGACGTAACGAAGCTTGGCATTCAGCTTGAGGAATTGGCAACGGTTAGCGAGCACGTGACGGCCAAGGTGATCGGCGAACCCGTGGAGTACGTGCGGGATAAAATGAGCCTTCGCCAGTCGATTGCAGTGACCAAGGCGCTTCTAGACGTGATCGGCTGGGAGTTCATCAGAGAAAATTTTCAGATGGCCACGAAGGCGTGGAACGCGACGACGCCGAAGGGGAAGAACGGCGCGGCGCCATCGTGGCTACAAGGATCATCTCCGACGTCGCCCGGGAGTACCAGCTAACGCCACATGCGCTTTGGTACGAGCACTCGCAGTCACAACTGCTACTCCTTTGGCGCATGTCGTTGAGGAGGAGGCAGGAGAACTTGGCTCACACCGCAGTCATCATGCACGCGGCAACGGGGGCGGCGATCGTTAACACGATCTCGGGGAAGGAAACGCCGTCCTTCCAGAAGATGATCGACGACCTTTTGAGCGAGAACGAACGCGCGCCGATGATCCAAGACGAGACGGCACTCGAGGCGTTGCAAGTGACCCGCGCCCCAGCCACGGATGAATTGGCAGACCTGAAGGAGTTCTAGCAAGTGGCCCGGACCGTCGACGAAGTACTGGTAAAAATGGGGATCGACCCCGCGGGATGGACGCGGGGGCTCGCCACCGCTACGACCGCGACCAACCGCTTTGTCAGTAATTTGCAGGCGAATAGCAAGGCACTTGCCGGGCTCTCGCTGGGCGGGGCGCTCTCATTCGCCGGCATGCAACGGACCATTCGCGACGTCACCAACGAAGCGGCCGCGCAAGAAAACGCCATCACCAAGCTCACGTCGAACCTTCGCCTCGATCAACGCACGCGCGCGGACTCCATCGGTATTCTCACCCGCCAAGCGGATGCCATGCAGCTCGTGACCGAGTTTTCAGACGAGCAAGTCATTTCGGCGCAGGCGACGCTGGCCGCCTTCGGTCAAACCGACAAGGCCATCGAGCAGCTCGTCCCGCGGGTATTGGATCTAGCCGCGGGCTTCAAGGACGTCGAAGGAAACTCGCTCGACCTAGACACGGTGTCGAAGGCGCTGGGGAAAGCGCTCAATGGAAATTCGGGGGCCTTGCAAAAACTCGGCATCGACCTGAATTTGGCTAAGGGCGAAACGCTGACCCTCGACAAGGCGATCGCCTCGATTGACCAGCGTTTCCAGGGTGCCGCCGAAGCGGCCGGGAAAACCTTCTCGGGCCAGATGAAGATTGCCACGCATCAGATCTCCGAAGCCAAGGAAGCAATCGGATTCGCACTCCTCCCGACCATTCTGCAACTCACGCGTGCCGTGGTGCCGATCGTTAAACGCTTCGCCGAATGGGCGGCGGCGCATAAGGATATTGTGTTGTTGATCGTGGGCGGCGGAATTGGCGGGACCGGCTTGATTGCGGCACTCGCGACACTGGGGCTTGCGATCGGCGCACTCGGCGGTCCAATCACACTCGCCATTCTAGGAATCGGAACGCTTGTCGGTGGCTTGGTAGCATTGGGTCTTGCACAGAAGCAACTCCCAAAGAACATCGAGGCCGTAAACGCAGCAATCGAGGAGCAACAGGCGAAGCTCCAGAATCTAATGGACCAAGTAAAGAAGATGCCCGAGCCGTTTAGCATCTTCTCGCTCGGTTCTAAGAAAGACGACCTTAGAAAAGAGATCGCCGAAATAACGATTCAGATCACGAAACTAAAGGAAGCACGCGACAAACTAACGGCTGGACAACAAGCGCCAACAGGCGGCGGGAGTAGTGGCGGTAGTGGCGACGGCGACGCTGCCAAAAAGCTCGACAAGTTCATAGAAGGTTTCCAGGCCCGCGTGGCCCAGCGTGCCCAGCAAATCAAGATGGACACGCAACGTACCTTCGAGCAGATGACGGCTAACATTGAGCTCGGCCAGTCGGAGCTTGCGGATGCTGTGATTCCGCAGGATCAGCTTGACATGATTGACGAACGTTTCCAGGAAATGCGCGACAAGGATCAGGAAACCTGGGCCGCCATTACCGGCTCGCGTTCCGAGTTCTCGAAACAACAACAGAGGGAACTCGACGAGCTGATCGATCACAACGCCCAAAAGACGGCGGATTTCGCCTTCGCCTGGGGTGACATGTTCGCCCAGGTGCTAGAGAGCGAGAAGAATTTTGCCGTTGCGTTCGGCAAGGCAACGGTCCTCGCACTTGTTAAGGTACTGGGCGCGGAAGCGCGCGCGGCCATCGCAAAAATACTAATCGAGAAAGCGAAGGAGCTAGGAAAGGCCGCCATTGGCGCCCCGCTTTCATTCGGCGCAACGCTCGCCGCGGTGGGTCCGATCATCGCCGCGGCCGCGCTTGCCATGGGCGCCATATCGTCCGTCGAAAGCAAATTCGCGAAGTCCCTCGGTGGCTTCGAGCAAGGCGGCGTAATCCCGCGCACCTCGCACTTTCTCATGCACGAGGGCGAAGTGGTTTTCAACCCCAAGAAGAATACGACGCGGGAGTTGGCGGCGAGCCTCGAGCGCGCGGGTGCGCCACGCGAAGCCGCGATGCTTCGTGGCGGTAATGGCAGCACGCTGGAAGCGAACTTAAATTTCAACGGCCCGCTAAATATGCAGCTCGACTTGGAGCGCGCATTCGACGTGATGGCGCGACGCTTGGGTCGAGCACTGGGCGCGGACACGGGGTGACGACGTGCCAATCGCCTACCCGATTCCGACACAGTATGAGTTTGAGCTGTACTGGAACGCGGCCGACAGCGTGCAAGCGGGCGGCACGTCGCTCAATTTAACAAGCCGCAACATCAACCCGGACGACCTATTCGGATGGGCTAGGAAGCAAGACGAACGCGAAATCCCGGAGGCGCCGGGCTCGTTTATTTTATCCGACGGGCAACAAGCCTCCGTAACTATGGCTTTTTTTGGAGAAGTCGCCGGCAACAATCCAAACGATACTTTTTATGATCTCACGGAACGCATGGCGAACATCGCGCAGGCCACGAAGTACACCTACATTCGGGCCGGGTTCTACGACGGCTCGACAAAGCAGCGCTACCGTCGCTATGGGGAACCGTCTGGCGGCGGCGGACACTACGTGCGCAAAACAATGTACGAAGCGGTGAGCGGAATTGACGTCTCGTTTCGTGCAACCGATCCCGCATGGTACGGGGATGGAATCAAAGCCGACATTGTGACGGTGACGAGCGGCGCGGGGAGCAAGGTAATCACCGACGCAGGCCGCTACCGTTCAAAGCGCGCAACGCTCTATATCACGCGAACAGGCGGCACGGTTCCAACCAACCCCACGGTGTCGAACATTGACGGCCAGTCGTTCGCGATCACCGGCACCCTTGCGGCTATCAACGACCAGTGGGTTATTGATATGTACCACGGGACCGTCAAGAAGATCGTCTCGGGCGTCACGTCGAACGACATTGCGAACTTCTCCGGGCGGTTCTTCACCTTTAAGCAGGGCACTGACACGATCTCGGTCACATCCGGTGCGAGTGCCAACTTCACCGTCTCGCTTCTGTGGCTCGAAAAACTGACGTAAGAGGGGATCGAAAGATGGCGACCGAAAACTTTACACGCACCGAGACAATATCGCTTGTCGAGTGGACGGGCTCCAACCTGAACGAGATAGTGACGTTCGCTGGATCGGCCAATCTTTCATACGTGAACGGTGTCCTCGCGATCCATGGGGCCACGGTCGTCGTGACGAACGTCGTCGTCAAGAACGAGGACGGGTCGTTTCGAGAGGTGACGACACGGGCAAAGATAGCAGACGACGAGTTTACTGAAGTATGAACCTAGACTATTACGAGATCATCGTCACGGACCGCTCGCTCGTTCAGAAGTCGATTCTGTCTTCGAGTGCGGGTGAGCCCGCGGTATTGAGCGGCGAGTTTGACTTACTCGACAACGGGGGATGCAACGAACTTGCGTTTACGATTGCCCGCGAGAAGCTCCAGGGGACGATCCAGGTCGGATACCTCGTGACCGTCAAGGCGAAGACTATGGTGGCGGCACTCACGACGTACTGGTCCGGTGTCATTACCTCCGTTCCGCTGGCGGGGAATACCAACCGGGAATGGCAGTACCGAGCGCGTGGGCTCTTCCATGAGGAGCTATCGAAACAGCGGATCGTCAAATACTACGAGGGGCAGGACATCGACGACCTTGTGATCGACATTCTCGCGGACGTGGATACGCCGATTACGGCCATCTCAGCTTCGACCAGCGAGATCAGCGTCGGCTCGCCCTACACGGTCGCGGACTACGAGGTCGAGTTCGAGAGTGCGGCCGAAATCGTGGCACAGCTTGCTATTCTGCAAGATGACGTCCAGTACGGCGTCGACCAGAACAAAAAACTCTACTTCAAGGACGTTTCGTCTTCGAACGTCGCACAATACTGGGTCGGTACGCACGTCGCTTCACTCTCCGTCGAGGAAGACGTGGACGATCTTGTTAACGACGTATACATGCAATCGAAGCAGGTGGTGGGCGGCGGGCAATTGACCCTCCACCGCGAGGACGCGACGTCAAAGACCGCTTACGGGACCAAGACCCGCGTCGTCCAGATGCGGAACAGCAAGGCCGCAGCGGACATCGGGCGCTATGGAGACTCGATCATATCGCGACAGAAAGACCCGAAAAAGATTGTCGAGGCGGAACTTCCTACATTCTCCGATTTTCTATTCCCGCGCGGGAACGCTCGCATCACCGATACCGATGCGGCTGTCTACTCGTTCCCGATTCGACGCGTAGTCTACACGCTCGATCCCATAGCGGGCCTTGTCGGAAGGATGGAGATCGGTGACAAGTTGCTCGGGACATTGGAGGAACAATACCGCGAAGTTGTGAACAGGATTGAGCGCGCGAATAGCAATAGCATATCTCTCTTAAAGATTGAGCACACACGAGGGGAAGAGTTCGCGCAGGCGGCCCAGGTTGACGCTCGCAAAAACGGCTACCTAAACACATTCTTCGATCCATTGAACGACACCAATGCGTTTGACAAAACACGTAGCGAGCACGTTGAGTTGCGGGACCGAGCGCTCTGGGCCAATCACGACTATTCGTATCTGGTCGCACTGT